TTTTTGGTGTACCAACTTCAGCAAAAGCATTGCTAGTAAGTGGATTCTATCATGTCACTGGATATAATAGTAGTCATAACGATCACGTTACTGCTATTTTTGGTGGTTATGATAATGCTTCTACAGCAAGTAATTGGAGTCTTACTTCAAGTACAAGTAATATTTGGCAAGAATTTGTTCTATATCATGATGGAGATGGTTCGGGTTCTCCACATAATTATGGTTACTGGACAGATGGTGGTGTAATCTCAACTAATAGTAATACTATCTACTATCAATTAGGTAAAGGTATAAGTGGTGGAACACATTATGTCCACCTATGGTGTTTCGGATATTGGAGTTAATCAAATGACAGTAAGACAATTAAGAATCGTTCCTTCAGAAAGAACTGCTCAAGACATTTCTATTGTAGAAGTTCTTTATGAAGAATTTGGAATTACCTCCAAAGAAGAAATGGGTAAGTTAACTTTAGACCAGGGATTTAAAATGCCAGGTACTAAAGCATTAGAAGATGCCAAAGAAAGATACTTAAAAAAAGTTAAAGATTCTAGGTATAAGGAAAAAAGATACGCTAGTTATCCTTCTCTTGCAGATCAACTTGACATGTTATATCATGATCTAAAGAAAGGCAATTTTGCTCAAGGAAAGTGGGTAACAGCTATTGATGAGGTTAAAAACTTATATCCGAAACCAGAACTATAAATAGTTAATATCATAGTACCACCATATAGAAGAAGACATGGCATCCAGAATAAAAGTTACTGATATAACTACCATCACAGGTACGGGTGAAGTCAACATAGAAGTTGGATTGGGAGTAAGTGGAGACCTGAACTTTACAGGAAGTCTACTTAAGAATGGTTTACCTTTTGCTTCCTTACCTGATCAGTCTGTATCTACTATGGGTGCTATGCTGATGTCCGATGGACAATCGGCTTTCTGGGCACACCCAACCACTTTTGAAGATACAGGAACGTCAACAGCATTCCCTGGTGGTACTGCTGATACTGGAGGTATCAACTTACAAAACCCAGTAGTTCCTGAATCTGGATATCTACCATTCTCTGGTACTGGAACGTGGATTGACAATCAAGGAAGTCAATATCAAGTAACTATTGGATCAGAATTTAAATATAGAAGTATCTTTACTCACGGATTTCTTTGTGGTGGATATAGAGGTTCCAACCCATGGAGAACTGTAAACCAAACATATCATGCCACAGATGTTACCGTATGTCGTGGTGACCAGTTAGACCGAGCAGCATCATACGTTGATGGAAACTTTGGTGATTATAACGGATATGTTTATGGTACAGCAAACTCTTACTCTGGATCAAGTAACCACACAGCATCTATTAACCTCCATACAGGAACGAGCAGAGGACTAGGTATTGATAGCGGATATGGTCATAGTGATGGTTATTCCACCACCCCAGATAGTGTTGGTGCTTCATGGGATGGTTGGTCTTCTATTGATGACTGTGGTTCTACATCTGGTCAGCAAGTACAAAGAGGATACACTACTGGTGGTGGAGACTGGGGTGATTCTAAGTGGGGTAGAATGAACTTCCACTCAGAAATTATGTCTAGAGTTTCTGGTGGTCACACAAATAACTATGTAAGTGCTACCGAAGGTGAGATTCGAGGATATTCTTTCGGTGATACATCTAATTCCCAGTATATCGAATTTGCTACAGAGTCTACAGGATCTTGGTCTACTACTGATCTAGGTGGTGATGGATGGAAGAAGTCACTATCCACAAAGTGGAACTTTGGATATCATGGTAATGGTGCTAACAACACTCAGCAGTGGATGAAGTTCACTCATAACACTGGAACTAAGATTAGTACGTTCAACCAATCTGACGTATCTTCTGGTGAAGAAAATATGTCCATGGGTCAAGATTGGGGTTACATGTTAGGTAACTACGTTGGTACTGGTGGTTCTGGTAATGCCAGACAGACTAATAGAACTGCTAAATTATTCCACGCTACTGATTCGTTTGTTCTTATGGGATTCAAGACGGAACCAAAAGGACACCAGGGACAATCTTCTGGAGCATGTCACTCCGCTTCGTTTACTGTAACAGCAACTAGGTATCAGTGATGAAAACAAAAAGAAATTTTATAGAAGAAAGAGATTTTGTAGTAGAGTGGCAATCTAAAGTGCCATCATATATGGTGGAAGAGCAAGATCTGCTACGTCCAAAGTATGAACCACAGCATCCTCTAGAACTAGAAACTAAAAAATTTATTAATAGTGACGAAGAGGTACAGAAAGGTGTAGTTCATATGGGACTCACCGCCGAAGATTTAAAAGCTTTAGATATTCCTCCCCACGAAACAACTTATCATATTCACGAAAACTTTTTTAATATCCAGACTATTACAATGCAGTATGAGATTTTTGCTAATCTCAAGTCAGGATTAAAACGTTATGTAGAGTTTACAGAAGACGAAATTCGTGCTGGACAAAAATTTGCTCATGAAATTAGGGGACATCATAAAGAGTATGTCGGTGAGATGAATGATAAAGGAAAGATTGTTTTTGAAAAAAAGCAATTACCAATGACCGAAAAGAAGATAGCTAACGCTGTCTCTTTTATGAAAAAGATTTCTATCTTGGTTGTTGAAAGAGAATTTGAATTGAGATTTAAAAACTTCAAAAATTGTCATGATGTCGAACAAGAGTCATGGGCATACCAAGTTCCCGAGGCAAAAGCAGTACTAAAAAATCCTGATGCTCCAACTCCATTTTTAAATATTCTTGCTATCACTAGAGGTATACCAAAAGATATTTTGGTGAAAAAGGTGATTGAGAAACATGATAAATATATATTAGAGTATGCTTCCCTACTTGGGAAGTATCATGCCATCAGATCACAATTTAAAAATTGTGATAATATGTGGGATATGAACATTTTGTATGAAGATTATTTCCATATTGGTATGCCATCTGCCCAAGGTATTGCTATGGGTAGAATGGATGAAGATCAAACTAGATTAAATGGAGAACTTAAATATGGAATCTTTGGATTCTGATGCTATTGTAAAACGATCAGATTTAGATAACAATAGTATTCTTGAAGCGTCTCTCAATTTACAAGGTGGGCAAACTAAGTATCAGAATACTGCTTTTGTAGTTGGTTCTCAGTTGACTCCATTTATGAAAATGAAGCAAGCTTTGATGGAGTTGGAAACTAGAAATCATGGTTATGTAGAGTTACAGTATAGAATTAAACTCTGTAAAAATAAAATTAAAAAAATAGAAAGATCTATTGAATGGGAAAAAGATGATCTAGAAATAGAGAATCTTGAAATTGAATTAGAGAAAGCTTTCTATGACTTAACTATTTTTGAAAAGAAGGAAATATCTTTCGAGCAAGAAATTGACGATTTTTGTGATATCGTTAGAGAGCTTAAAGACCCAGACACACCTCTTTTAGATTACCTCAAAGTCAGCGAAGAAGAAGATCGTAAGTATTGGATTACTCGTATGGCAAAGCAGTCTGCTGTTGACATGCATACGCTTGGTAGAATCGGTAGTGGTAATTTAGATTCTATATTACAAATGCCACCTGAAGATCAGTTACAGGCTATACAAGGTGCTGTAGAACATGCTACACTGTTAACTGCTGGAGTGGATAAGCTGACACAGCAACTCCTTCCAGAAGTTAGAGAGCTTTTAGAGTCGAATGACTTTAAAGTTCCTCAATTAAAATCATTTGATAGACAAACAATACCATCATTGCCCGAGGTGAATAACGATGAAACAAATGCTCCCAAAGAAAAATTCCGTCTTCAGTCTTCCAATAAATCCGAAGCTTGAGAAAGTATTTGTTGACTCGTATTTAATTCCTTGGTTGTGTGCTCACAAAAAATATATTAGGGATTTATATTTTACTTGTAGAATGCCACCATTCACTCAGGACGCTATGGGTGATGTATTTGATGGTGATACAAGACAACTTGTTTTTAATGCTCAGGTTATTTCAAGAGAGACAGATATTCCTTTGTCTGCTACTTTTAATAACATATATGTCAGACCAGATCAAGATAATTTAGATTTGTTTATCTATAATTTTCGTCCATTGTATGAGATGGGCATTAAGATTGCCACAATTCCACACACTACCTGGGTATCTTCTGGTCAAATTCAATCTGCTTTTCCAGATCTACAGATCAAGAATACTATTCTTAGAAATGTAACTAAACCAAATGATATTGTATCTCTTGCTAAAGCAGGATTTCATTACATCAACCTTGATAGAGATATGATGAGAGACCGTGATGGTCTCAATAAAGTAATAAAAGCAAGAGAACATTGTGCTGCTATTGGTAAACCAGTAGAGTTATCTATCCTTGCCAATGAAGGTTGTTGGGGTGGATGTTCTATTATGGACGAACATTATCACTTCAATAATACAAGAGAAGGCAAGTCCCCACAATTTTTTATGGATCCTATCAGTACCAATTCTTGTCAGAAATGGGATATTGAAGATCCATCGTCTTCTTTAAAAGCAGCAAATCTTCCGCCATGGCGTGAAGATTGGGATGAGTTTTTAGATCTAGGTATTGATGTTTTCAAACTACATGGCAGAGAAAATGCCCTGAGGTTGAAAGAGTCTATGGATATTATCGAACGTTGGAGTAAAGATGATCAACTTTTATTCCCAGAGTTTGATGAGTACATGGAAGATTTGGAAGTCAAAGATACTCCTATCAATCTTTGGAGAAAGAAAATTAAAACATGTCAGTTTGATTGTTGGGACTGTAATTATTGTGAGGCAGTAGTAGATTCCCATCTTAAGAAACAAGGTGATGTATATGAGATTGAAACTTACACACAAAGAACTTTAGATGCTATTGACAATGCTTTGAGTTATAAATCTAATTTCACATTAGAAAATTACGCTCCACGTGGACTAACTTCTCCTAGGGTGCAACATTTTCTAAACAACCTATGCTCACATGAAGATTCGGTTTACCTTGAGTTAGGTACTTACATGGGCGGTACATTTTTTGCCGCTATGATGGGTAATAAAAATAAGTGTTTTGGTGTTGATGATTTTTCAGAATTAGATATCAAACCAATGATGCCACATGTTAACTGGACTGAAATTGGTAATTCGCTTGAAGTGTTCCAGCAAAACTTTGAACGTCATGAAAATGGTAACACCACTTTTATTGGATCAAGTGTTCAACAATTGAATGAAGATGATTTTGAAGGGTACAAACCCAACGTAATTTTTTACGATGCTCACCACGATTATGTAGAGCAACTAAATAATTTAAATCACCTAGTTCCTTTCTTAGCGGATAAGTTTATTCTTGTTGTTGATGATGCTAACTTTGATGGCGTTATTGAATCAGCTGTTCAATTTGTTAAAGACAATAATTTTACAATTTATTTTGAAAGAAAAATCTTGAGTAAAATTATCGAGAACCAATCCCATTGGTGGAATGGATTATTCATTATGGTATTAGAAAAAAATGAGTCTTAAACCTTTATTTGTTTTGCCTATTGGTGTTTATGATTATCCAAGACACCAAGAATTTAAAGAAGTAGTTACTAATCACATCATAGAAAATACCGACAAGTTGTATGTAGATGATGTTAATATTGATCATCTATACAATCTAGAGCATCAAAGTTTTTTTAGAGAGGTTGATCATCCAGAAGTAAAAGAACTGAAAGATTTTATTGTAAGAAGATGTGATGATTACATCAAAGAAGTATTTGGATATACTAGATACGAAAATCTTTTAATTACTAATAGTTGGTTAAACATTGGTTCCGATAATTGTTTTCTAGGGTTTCATCATCACGGGTGTGCTATGGTAGCAGCAAATTACTTTGTTAATTTTAATCCAGAATTACATTCACATTTGTCATTTGCTAATCCATTTTATCCCAACACACCCATGCCTAAGTTGAGTCCATGGGCTGATAACCCATCTCCATTTTCTACGCTATCAAATACTCCCCAACAGAGAGAAGGTCAAATATTAATCTGGCCAGCAGGATTAGATCATGGATATGAAAGTAAAAATACTACAGCAAACAGAGTAACTCTTTCTATGAACATAATTCCGAACAGAGTAAACACAGGACCATATGAAGTCACAATTTCAGAGTGTACAAAATGAAAGTAGTTAATGAAGAATTATTTGCAGTTAACCCATCTACTGCTTGGGATGTCCAGAAAAAACATATCGGACATCATAAAAATAGGATTATCATTGTAAGAAATTTTTTCAAAAATCCATTAGATGTTAAACTGTTTGCTCAATCAACTGAGTATGCTTCTACACTTAATGGAGAGTACACCAATTTACCTGGGTTTATTCACAACATTGGTATTTTTAGAAAAATTTTATATCAACCATATCTTTATATTTGTAAGCATTACTTTGAAGGAAGCAATGAAGTAATGAAAGCGCCAGATCATTGTAGATTTACTTTTCAAATTTATGATATAAAAGAAAAATGTAGATTCTCAAGTTTGTATCCACACACAGATGATATGAGATATGCTTCTGTGCTTTCCTTAAATGAAGAAGGTGAATACGATGGTGATAATAATGGCACTGCTTTCTATAGGAGTGTAGAGACTGGAGAAGAGTATATTTCATATGATAAAAACTATAGAGCAGCGAGACTACAAAATGCTACTCAAGCTCTAATCAATTTTGATCCTGCTAAAATTAAATACAAAGAGTGGGACCGTTATCATGTAGAACCACAAGAATTTAATTCTCTTATTGTATACGAAGGAAACCTATGGCATAGTTTATACTTTGAACAAGAGAAGTGGAGAACGAATAGAATGACATTCAATGGATTCATTAGATGATCAATATTGATATCATCCCAGCTTTCCCACATTTGTTGATGAAGTTTAATCTTCCTGATTATTCTTTTAAGGAAGATTTAATTAACTATGTTTACGAACAAAGAGAAATTAATCGTACTGGTGTATCTAAATCAAACAACGGTGGATGGCAGTCGGATACAATAAACAATCTCCCCATACAATTTCAGGAAAAGTTGTTTCCTGTAGTTGGTACATGTTTAGATGATTACTTAAAAGATGGGTTAACATGTAGTATTGGAAATCTTTGGTTGAATATAAATCCGCCAGGATCTTGTAATGATCGTCACACTCATCCAGGAGCAGATCTATCTGCTGTTTTTTGGGTGAAGACTTTAAAGGAATCTGGAATGATTGAGTTTGAAAACCCTTCTCATTTTGTAGCGTTTAAACTTATCAACTCTAGTAATAGTGATCACAAAGATCCTTACAATGTTAGTAATTCTATGTGGGTAGAACCTGACGAAGGTTGTGTGATGGTTTTCCCATCTTACATGCTTCATAGAGTAATGCCGAATGAAACAGAAGAAGATCGTATTTCAATTTCATGGAATATGACTATCGTTAATAAAGATAAATGAGAATATGATCTATGAACAAAAAACTTTCGTTATTTGAAACACCTGTATGGGTGTCAAAATTAGATTTAGATGTAAATGAGATACTAGAGGATGTGTTAGAATTTTCTTCTTCTACTGAAAATATATCCAGATCAAATATTGGTGGTTATCAAGCAGATGGATATTTCAATCAAGATCTCTTTGAAGAAATTGGAAAACATGTTCCAAGAATGGAAGAAAAACCTTTATCCACTTTTAAAATACATAGTTGGGTAAACATTAACAAAGAAAGAAATTATAATAAAAGACATACACATCTAAATACATCAATATTTTTGTCTGGTGTTTACTATTTAAAAACTCCAAAAAATTGTGGGAACATACAGTTCTATGATCCCAGAGGAGCAATGATGCCAGAGATGACTGATCACAAATATTTTTATGATTCTTATGATCATACTTATATCACCCCTCAAGAAAATTTACTAGTGTTTTTTCCATCATGGTTAGAACATGACGTAGATATAAACACCAGTGGGGAAGATAGAATTTCAATATCATTCAATATTTTTGTAGAATAAATAATAATACACACTATCACATTTGATTACCATGGATACGACAGAACTTAGAAAGAATTTTGAAGAGCAACTTGCTAGTACTGATAAGCAAATTGCCGAACTAGAAGCTAACCTTGCTAAGGCAAGAGAGTATAAATTAAAACTATCTGGTGGTTTGGAAACTCTAGACTTGATTAATTCTCCAGAAGAGAAAGAAGAAACTACTGCTGAAGAACCAGCGGCAGAATGATAAACGCCAAGGAGTTTTACATCAACCCCTCTTCTTGGGAGGTTGATGTTATTCACATGGGGCAGTCTAAAAATAGATTGCTAAAGATTAAAAATTTCTTCTCTAATCCTGATGAGGTTAGAGAAATTTCTTTGCAAGCAGAATTGAAGAGTACCATAATGGGAGAAAAATCTTCCACTCCAGGATATATTTCTAGGATAGGTAATGTGGATATGATGTTCCTTAGTCCATTCAAGGAAATTTTACATGAGAAGATGGGTGCTTCTAGATTAATTTTACACAATCCAAAAAATTGTATATTTACTATTCAAAAATACAAACCAGGAGAACTGTGTAGAACTACTAGTATGTACCCACATATTGATTGGATGCATTATGCTTGTGTTTTATCACTGAACACAAACGAAGAATTAAAAAGTACAGAAAGTAGTACAGCATTCTGTAGACATATTGAAACTAATATGGAACACTCCTGTTCTGATATGAACTATCGGCATGATAGGGTAAGAAATCAAGATCAAGATATGGTTTCGCTAGACCCATCTACTTTTGATAGAAAAGGGTGGGTTACATATCACAAAGAACTACACGAATATAATACGCTCGTTCTTTATGAAGGCAACATTTGGCACACACCATACTTCAATACTGATTGGAAGTGTGATAGAATTACATTCAATGGATTTTTAAAATGACATACGAATCAGTGTGGTATAAAACTAATTTACCACTATCTGTTATCAATGCTTTTTTAGAAGAATCCCAGTATCTAGAAACCTCAACGGCAACATTAAAAAATAATCAGACTAATTTAGATTTACGTAATAGTAAAGTTTCGTGGATAGATAGTAATCATTGGATATCTGGGTTTTGTTATCATTATATTTTACAAGCTAATAGAGATAACTTTAAATATGATATAGCTGGTTTTGGTAAAGGAGTTCTACAATACACTACATATTCTCCTGGAGAATATTATAACTGGCACATAGACACTATTAAAAATCAAGACCCACTGAGGAAATTGTCATTTACATTACAATTATCAGACCCAGAAAATTATTCTGGTGGTGAACTTCAATTTCTAGATGAAGGAAATCAATTATTTTTTGCTCCAAAATCTATAGGTACTATTGTAGTCTTTGATAGCAGAATAAGGCATCGAGTAAAGAAAGTTAATTCGGGATGCCGAAAATCTATTGTTGGTTGGGTAGAAGGTCCTAGATGGAAATAACAAAAGATTGGACTGTAATTGATTGTAGTGGGTTCATAGATGTTTCTGACTATGTAGAGAACCCCCCTACTTCATTTGAGAATGAAAAGTGTGGGATTATTAGTGGCAAAGCTTTCTCTAGATATAACGAATCTAAATTTAAAAAATTACATTATGAATGTAAAAACCAAGTAGAATACTTACTACAAGAAAAATTATATCCAACATACTACTTCGACAGATTTTATTTTACAGGAAGTCAAATGGATAAGCATGTCGATAGAGAGGCATGTGAAATTAGTGTGTCTTTAAATATTAGTACAAATTTAAATTATGATTGGGGTCTTTGGTTTGACTTAGATGAACCAATAGAGTGTTTTACCAAACCAGGAGACGTTGTAATTTACCGAGGAATAGAGATACCTCATTGGAGAAACAAGATGGTTGGTAATAAGAAATCATACTTCCATCAATTGTTTTTACATTATGTTAGGGCAGACGGGCATTACTTGGAATATGCCTACGATAGAAGAGACTAAATAGTATCGAGGACTTTGTGTAAGATACATGGCAGCGCCGAGCACTAGGCAGGAACTAATTGATTACTGTAAACGTCAGTTGGGCGCGCCTGTACTACAAATCAACATTGCCGATGAGCAGACGAGCGACATCGTAGATGATGCTATCCAGTTTTATCATGAGCATCATTTTGATGGGCTTGAGCAAATGTATCTCAAGCATAACATTACTGACACAGACATCACTAGATTTACTACACAGAATGAAGTTACCTCAACTGTAAATCCTGATGCTACTGGATGGGAACATAGAAAAAACTTTCTAGAAGTCCCAGATCATGTAATGGGTATTAGTAAAGTATTTGGTGTGTCCTCAAACTTTGTCAGAAATAGTTTGTTTGGTATGACAAACCAATATTTCTTGATGGACATGTTCTCCTTTTCCAATGGATTTAAAATGGGGAACTTTGATCTTACTAATTTCTATATGACAAAACAGTATTTTGAAACTTTAGATCAAGTTATCAATACTGGTGCTTTTGTTCAATATAGATTTTCAAAGAGACAAGACAGACTGTATATTGATATTGATGTCAATAGACTCAAGGAAGGGAACTGGTTACTAATTGATTGTTGGGGTGCTATAGATCCAGAAACATTTACCCAAGTATATAATGATTCCTTCCTCAAGAGGTACACCACTGCTTTAATGAAAAGACAGTGGGGAGCAAACCTCATCAAATTCAACAATGTTCAACTTCCTGGTGGCATCACTCTTAATGGTCGCCAGATCTGGGATGATGGTAACAGAGAAGTTCAAGCACTTGAGTCAGAAATGCTGTCCAAGTATTCCCTCCCACCAATGGATATGATCGGATAAGATGCCTACTAGTCCCTACTTTCCCACTTACTATAGCGGTTTTTCTGGCGAGCAAAATCTCGTACAGGATCTCGTTGACGAGCAGATTCAACTGTTCGGATCGGATATCTATTACCTACCTAGAACAATCCTGAAAGATAATACTTTAGATGATATCATCTATTCAAAGTATCAGGAACAATTTCAGATTGAAATGCTTCTAGAGAACGTAACAGGTTTCGGAGAAACATCTGAATTTATCAGTAAATTTGGTCTGCGTATTACAGATGAAGTAAAGTTTCGAGTCTCTACAAGACGTTGGGATGAAGAAGTAACTGAGCATAATCCAACATTAACTGTTGATGGAAGACCTAATGAAGGAGATCTTCTTTACTTCCCATTGACAAAAGATTTGTATGAGATCAAATTTGTAGAAAGAGAACAACCTTTCTATCAGATGGGCAAACTTCAGTTCTATACAATGACTGCTGAGATCTATGAAATTGGCAGTGATAGCATTGAGACAGGTATTGCTGAAATTGATGTAATCGAAACAACCCAGTCTAGTTCCATTAAACTGTTTATGGATCCTGGTGGTACAGGAGACTTTGTTGTAGGAGAAGAAATTGTAGGTGACGAGTTCCTTGCTAAGGCAACATCAACTATTAGTGGTGATGCTGTAGATGGTGTAGTAATGACAGACACTGGTTTGTACTACAACCAATCACTACCACCATCTGTTACATTCTCTGGAGGAGGAGGAAATGATGCTACGGGTACTGCAACGGTTAACGCAAGTGGTCTTATTACTGGCGTCGTTATCACTAATGGCGGTAGCGGGTACACATCTGCTCCTAGTGTTACTATTGACTACTCACCTAAGGACAATAGAGCGGATGTCAAGTCCTGGGATAGCGCCACCAGAGCTCTCGAAGTCATCAACAGAACAGGAACCTTTACAACTGCTGAACTAGTTACTGGTCTAACCTCAGGTGCTACTTGGAGTCCCGAGTCGTTTAACACTCTAAATAATACCAACAGCGCCTACGATCAAAACTCCGAAATCGAAGATGAGGCTGATAACCTTATCGATTGGGGGGAAGTTAATCCCTTCGGTGAGTATGGCAACTTTATGGATTCATTCTAATGCTTGGTCAACATTTCTATAACGAAGCTATACGTAAAACGGTAGTTGGTTTTGGTACTTTATTCAATAACATTGAACTTAAAAAAGTAGATCCAAGTACAGGTGCTGTACTGGAGGTCGAAAAAGTTCCTCTTGCGTATGGTCCTAAGCAAAAATTTCTGACACGTTTGGAGCAAAATCCCGATGTATCTAACAAAGTTGCTATCACAATACCACGTCTTTACTTTGAGATGACTGCCATTACATACGATGGTGCTCGTAAAACAAGTCCTGTACAAAAATACAGAACAACTATTGCTGAAGACGGCACAGAAGTTAAGACACAATATGTTCCAGTTCCTTATGATATGTCATTTGAATTAGGAATTATTGGTAAATCTCAAGATGATGGACTACAAATTCTTGAACAAATTCTACCGTTCTTTCAGCCAAATTTTAATATTACTCTCAACATGGTTACAGACATGGACGAGAGAAAAGATATTGCTATTGTATTGAACAATATCAATTATGAAGATGACTGGGATGATAGTTTCTTAGATCGTAGAAGCATTGTATGGACGTTAAACTTCACTGCTAAGTCTTACATCTATGGTCCTTATACTAATACAGGAATTATTCGTAAAGCTATTATCTACGAATCAATGGGAGATCTTGCTGCTAGCAAAAGAACTGCTGCTTATAGTTACTCTCCTAAAGCATTGGAAGATAAGAACGGTGATGGGCAGATCACAACTGCTGATGATGAACTAATTATCAGTACAGACGACTTTGGATTTAATGAAGGCATTGAACTACTATGAGCAAACTTGAGGATAATATGGAAGATCTATTTGACATTGAAATTGAATCTACTGCTATCGAACCATCCAAACCAGTACCACCAACATCAGATAAAGACGACCAGACAAAAGATTACGAATATACCAGAGGGTCTTTATACTCGCTCATAGACAAGGGCAGAGAGGCGCTAGACGGGGCGTTAGAGGTTGCTCAGGAGTCAGGGCACCCTAGAGCGTATGAAGTCGCTGTGAACGCCATGAAG